TCCCAGCGAATAGGCTTGCCCGGTGCTGAAACACCTGACCCCTTGATTTTAACCGAACATAAAGAGGAAAGTTGACCCGCCACTCGCCAAGTGATGTTCTTCTGGCTAAGGAGTGTTCGTCATGCCCGACGACGACAGGGAGGTAACCATGAACAGAAGCAAGATGGGGTATCAAGATCCTGGAAATTATGCGGAGAGTGAGGATTCGGATAAAGCTCAGAACACTCGCCGCGATTATGGACGTCGTAAAAAGACTCCTTCAGGCCGGTCAGGCAAGGGAACTGTCCGGCATAAGAAGCCTCGTCATGCATTCCGTAGGAAAGGTCGTGTGTGATGGCACGATATAGCGTAAACGCAACCTACTTTCCGCCCGGAGCAAAGACCAAACGGGTGCCCCGCAAACCTATGAAGAAAGTGCCTCGGAGGCGCTAACCCCTGAATATCTACTCCATCAAAACTGACCGCCGCAAGTCTGATCCCGACGAATATCGCGATCCGAGGGTCAAGCATCTTGAGGAGTGGGTCAGTCAAAGTGAATCCGCTCGCAAGTCAGCTCTGGGCGAGAATATCGATTCGGAGGCGGAGGCGCTATTTTCGATGAAATCGGCGTCAGGGACGCTGCCGACGTTCCGTCCAGCGGTGCTCGTGCCGGAATTACAAAAGATAATGTTAGAAGACGCTAATAAAATCAGCGACATAAGTCCTTCCATATACATTTTCAAGTCGGGAGAGCAGGCTGAGGACCGCGAAAAAGCACTGCAGGCGATGTGGCAGCAGGCACGTGTCAACTATCATCTTCTCTTTGCAACGCTGGTGTCGCGTTATTGTGGTACGGGCTTCCTGCAAATGTGCTATTCCTCGGAACTCCGCAATGGCAAGGGGGCACTGTATGTTAAATCTCGGGATCCCAGAACTGTAGGTTTTGATCCTACGACCGATTATGAATTCGACCCCAGCTATCTTTACTGGGAAGACTGGATGCACGCGGAGGAGGTACGCCGCATCTGGCCGCATACCTCGAAGAACGTTCGCCCCACCAATCAGGCGGTTTCGGGAGCAAGCATCTTTCAGTCAGGTTCGGGGTACGGGTTTCAAATGCCGCCGGGGCCCATGTCGGGAATGCCGGGAATGCCCACCTCGGGGCCTAACATCGGGCGCAGCCTGAACGACACGCGCTGGCGGGTGCGGCACTTTTTCTGCAAGGACTACACTCGGGAACTGGTGGAGGCACGCGATGTTCCTGATGGTTCTCTGGTCGACCCCGAATTCAAGTGGCGTTACCCTAATGGACGTTACTTGGCCGAGTGCAATGGAGTCATTCTCTCTGACGGCCAGAACCCCTGGCCGCACCGCCCGGACATCCCGGCACCGTTCTTCCCGATTATTCCCATCTGGGCGCTGCCTCCGCTGTATGGGCCCTGGGGCGTGCCGGTTACCCGGTTCTCACTCTCGCTCCAGGCTCTTGCCGAACGGATGCTGACTCAGATTTTCGAGAATATTGTCAGAACCAACAACTGCATCTGGGCGGTCGACAAGGGTAGCGGAATCGATGTGGAGGCGTTCGCCGGGATTCCCGGGGAGGTAGTCGAGATCAATCCGAACTCGAAGCCGCCAGTGCCCCTGAATCCACCTCAGCTCACTCAGCAGGGATTCAATTTTCCAGAGGTTTTATTAGAGAAACAACGCCTTCTTTTAGGCGTGACCGATGCCAAGCAAGGCAAGCCCGGCGCGGGCAATGTTTCCACAGGCCTTTTCGATGCTTCTATTCTCCAAAGTTCAGGCCTCCTTCAGCTGGCCGGCCGGCTGCAGTACTTTACAGTGTCGCAATTAGCGAATCTCATGTTCTACACCATGGGACGGTACATCGACCGCTTCTCGCTGCCCTTACGCGGCGATAAAGGCACCGAGGTGGTTCAATGGCAGGGCATCTTGGATCCACACGATTACGACCTGATGCTCGACGAGAGTTCCATCCAGCCGCTTTCCGACGTCATGTTCCGGCGTCTCGTGCCCGACCTGATGAAGGCCGGAGTGCTCAATACGGAGCGCGCGCTGCAGGTGCTGGGCGTGCCCCACGCGGAGAAGATTGCCGAGGAGCACAGGCAGAATCTTGAGCTGATGGCTCTTTCTCGCACTAAGGGCGGTAAGGGCAAGTAGTGATCGACAGAATCTGTTTGGCCAGATAGACTTCTGGCATGCAGGTCCGGATTACTCATATTGACGGCAAGCTTCCCAACCTTGCTCTGATGGCCATCGCCGCTTATCACCGCCGCAGAGGCGACGAAATTCACTTTACCCGTGATGTGGAGCGTGGGCTGTTTGAGCCGGAATACAAACGCGTCTATGCCAGCTGCATCTTTCAGTACGCCCGGCCTCGGCTGGAACGTCTGCTGAAGTCTTATCCGGACGCAATCGTGGGCGGAACAGGGTCCTATTTCCTGCGTACCGTGGAAGACGTTATCGGGGAGGAAGTGGAACTTGACTACTCGCTTTATCCGGACTACAAGCCATCGCTCGGATTTACCCAGCGCGGCTGCCGGCTTTCCTGCAAGTTTTGCGTGGTGCCCGCTAAGGAAGGTAAAAACCGCAGTACCAGAACCATTGCCCAGATCTGGCGCGGCTCCGGACATCCTCGCAACCTGCACCTGCTCGACAACGACTTTTTCGGTCAGCCTAAAGAGCAGTGGCGGGAACGCATCAGGGAGATTCGAGATGGCGGCTTCCATGTGTGTCTGAACCAAGGCATCAATGTCAGGCTGCTTGACGACGAGGCCGCCGAAGCCCTGGCCTCGATTGAGTATCGCGACGACCAGTTCGAACGCCGGCGGCTCTATACCGCTTGGGACAATCTCAGGGACGAGAAGATTTTCTTTGTCGGTATCGACCGTCTGGAACGTTACGGGATTCCTGCTTCGAACGTGATGGCTTACATGCTGGTGGGCTACGACATTGAGGAAACGTGGGAACGCATCTGGCACCGTTTCAACCTTATGGTGGAACGCGGAATCCGGCCCTACCCGATGGTTTATAACCGCAGCCGTCAGGATCTGGTTTCCTGGCAGCGGTGGGTGGTGATGGGTCTTTACCGTATCGTTCCTTGGGAGGATTACCGGCGTAAGCCGCGTGAAGTGATAGCATTTGGCTGATGGATGATGACGGTTACACCTGGTGCACGCTGAAGGAATTTGCCCACGTCTACGGTCGCACCCGGGCGTGGGCATGGCATAGCGCCGCCAGCGGCAACCTCATCGATTTCGGCATTACCACCCTTCAGGTAGCCCGTACTCCTACCGGGCTGCGCAATTCCCGCTCGTGGTTCTTCTGCGTGCCCCGCTCCATCCTTGAAGACCAAACATCAAATAGCCCCGTTGATCAACCCCTTCCGAAGTCCTAATCTCACGTTCAAATGCGTGTTGCCCCCAACGTGGAACTGGTCGTTTACCGGGACCTGGGCAACGGCGATCTTCAAATCCAGCTGGCTATTAATGGTCGACTGGCGCCGATGATCGACGACCACAAGTCCAACCGGGAACGGTTTCCGTCGGAGGAGGCATATTTCCGGGAGATCGCACGCGGCTCGGAAGTGCTGCTTCATCTTTATGGGGACGCTCGCGAACCGCTGCCTGAGGACCTGGTTCTCGCGCAGCAAGAAAGGGGATTCTGACGATGGCTCGCAAAGGTCGCAGGGGTCGCCGCCACTCCCGCCGCAAGTAGCTGGGAGGTCAGATTCAAGCATGGAGAGAAAAGGCAAAGCACTCCGTTCACTCCGTAAGCCGAAAACCTATCTCGCCCGTGCTCGTGCCGTGATCCGCCGTAATAAGCGGGTCAGGGCTTAACCGCTGCCCGAGCTGTCTTTCGCGCCCAGCGGTCCCAACCCCGGCTTAGGCCGGATGCGAAAGAGGTTCTTATGCCCCGTCGCGGAGGAAGACGCAGAAAGCGCATGTCGCGCCGCTACTGAGCCATGGAACGAATCCCCAAGAGGGAGCAGCCTCACACCCTGCTCCCTCACTATCTGGAGCGTATATGCCTGAAAAACTCGGACAAAATTTTGATGACCGCATCCTGAAATCTCCTCTCACGGTGGGGAGGCCCACCAATGAGCCGGGTCCGGACATAAGAAATAATCCCGTCGCTGCGCCCGCCGACCCGCTGAAGCTGATTCCCGGCAACTCTAAAACCATTTCCAAGGGCAAATAGGAGGCGTGATGCCGCGTAAGCCGAGATCCACTTCCAAACACCCCATCGTTCCCAGCGGCACGCGCTACAAGATGCGCGGCACCCTGCGCAAGCATCCGCAGCGCAAAGGACACCGCTGAGATGGGCGCTGCTCAAGCCATTCCCGCCATGCTGGCGCAGCAGATGGTGAAGCGTTTAGCAGGCGGACCTGCGTCCGGCCAGCCTCCCGGGGGACCCGGCGGTCCTCCCGGTGCGGGCATGGGCGGGCCGGGAGCTTCCGAAATGGCGGGTCAGCAGGTGGCATCCCAGCTGGGCGAACTGCAGGGTGCCGATCCGGACATGATTCTCAAAATGCTCAACCAGGTGAAGTCGGTCGTCGTCGCCCTTTATCCCCGCTCCGCCTTCACTCTGCCAGGGGTGGCTCGAGCATTGGCCCAGGCCCAGAAATATATAGATCAGGCCATCAAAGAGGCGGAGCAAGGCGCGGCCACTTCGCAAGCCGTGCAGAACCCCATCGCCAACCAGGCAGGCCAGCCGCAAGGCTTGCGTGGACAGCCCGGCCAGGGTCCAGGCGGCCCGGTCGGCCTCGAACAGTTTGCCCAGCAGGGAGCACAGTAAATGGCGCTCAAAGACATCCTTTCCAATGCCAAGTACGCGGACGACATGGTTCTCAGCCTGCCCGACGGCACCACCGCTACCATCGGCGAGATGCGCGGCTTCACCGCTTCGGAACGGAGTGCGCTGATCAACCGCGACGAGTCCCTGCGCGCCGCCGAAGCGGGGCTTTCGAATCGCGTGAACCGCTTGCGGGAAGCGGGCCTGCTGGACGACCAGCTCAACCCGGTGATCACGCCCCGGGCGGAGCGCGAGGTTAAGCAGGCGATCACCCAGCAGACCGGCATCACTGAGGAAGATCCGCTCTTCGGTCCCCTATTGAAACAGGTCAAGACGGAGATGGCCGCCATTTCTTCGCAGATGAAGGCTGAACTCGAAGGCCTGTCCAACTCCGTAAAGCAGATTGGCGGAGTAACCCAGCAGGCGGTCAAAGGTTATCTCGGCGACCACTACGACCAGGTGTACAAGTCGGCCCGGGGTAGTCTCCCTGAATCCCTGCGCGACAAGTACCCGCTCGACAAGGTCATCGAATACGCTACTCAGCGGCAGCTTACCGACCAGGTAGGGCGGTTGAACATCGCCCGGGCGCTCGACCAGATGTCCTGGGAAGATGTCAAGGCGGCCCAGCAAAAGGATTTTGCCGCTTCCCGCAAACAGCTCGAGGAAGATCGTCAGGCGATGACCCAGATGGGTCGCCCACAGCCTTCGGGGCCGCGCCACAACACCGGCTTCAAGGGCGTTGACGACAAGGGCAAAACTCTGTCGCTCGATCAGGCGATCGCGGCGGCGGCTAACGATTCCGAGATTTGGGATCAGGCTTTAAAAACGGCAACTACCACCCTCCAGTAAGGGAGAAACATCATGGCACCTTCCGTCGTAGGTCTTGGACTGGCATCGCCACCGGTACAGCTTTCCAACACCATCAATGCCATTTCGCAGAAGTACATCGTACCGGTGCTGGGCGACAACGTGATGCGTCCTTCGCCGGTTTTCTGGGCGTTGACGCGGGAGGGCAAGAAGTTTGCCGGCGGCGAGTTGATCTTCCCGGAAATTACCCAGGAAGAGCTTCCCGGCGGGGCCTACTACGGCGACCAGCTGCTGGACACTTCCGTAGTCGACTCTATTGCGCCTGCGGACCAGCAGTGGAAGCCCTACCGCCAGCCCATCGTGATTCCGGTGACGGACATCATTCTGAACCGCGGCGGGGCAGGCAACCTGGATCTCATCAAGGCCAAGTATCAGGTCGCCTCGGCATCGTTCCTGCAAAAGCTCTCCCGGGCGCTGTGGCACACGTCGCCGCAGAACACCTCTTTGGACGTTGACGACCTGGTTTCCTGGGTGCAGACCAACAACAACGTGATTGCCGGGATCGACCGGTCGCAGGCGGTGAACGCTTTCTGGCTGCCGGCAACCGCGGTGGCCTCGGGCGGCGCTGGTACTCCGGCTATCTTCGAGCCCGCTTACCAGTCGGTGACGTGGGGCTACGACGAGCCTGACCTGCTGACCATGAACCGCGCCAACTATGCGTTGTTCAAGGGCAATTTCACTTCCGAGATCCGCTTCGGGCAGGGCATGCAGGACGATGAGGCGCTGCAGGTCGGCTTCCGCAACCACTTCCTGTTCAACAATGCGGTGACCGTGCCTGACTTCTTCTGTCCTACCGGCATTGCGATGTTCCTGAACTCGAAGTACATTTTCCCGGTGTTTCACGAGGCTGACTACTTCAACGTGGATCCGTTCTTGAAGCCCTCGAACCAGCGGGTGCTGGTGTCGACCATGTACCTGACCTGGAATCTGAGCTGCATTGCGCCGCGCATGAACGTCACCATCACCGGACTGCCCAACTAAAGGAGGAGATCATGGCACTGCCATTCAAGAATTCGGTTGCAACGACAATGCCGGGGTTTGCCTCCGCGTCTTTCAAGGGGTCGGCCACGCAGACGATTACTTCTAACGCGACCAATACCATCGTTATCGGGGCGACGACGACCACACCGTCTGCTGGCGGCACGCCGTTCAATCCCTATGGCAGCGGTGCACCTTCGCAGGGCAAGTGGCGTTTCCGGGTGGTCAACATGACCGCCACTGCGGTGGTAGCTCTGACGGTGACGGTTTCTGACGGAACGAATACGTGGCAGGTTGCTAACATTCCCGGGAACGCTGCGGGTGTTACCTACCTCGAGTACACCAACGAATTCATCACCGATATTGCCATCACCTCAGTGAATTTCGTGGTGGTTACCACCGGCACTACGACTTCGTGCCCAGTGGATGTTGAAATTGCCATGAACTAGTAGAGGAAGCGATGCCGTGTCTTTCTTCGAGTATCGTAGCGTCTGCCTCCATTCTTAATCAGAGTGGGAACCTCTCCTCTACGACTCTATATACTCCGTTGAGTGATGGGGTATATAGAATTTCTATTTATGTAGTGTCT